TAAGATTTAAATGTTGAAGGATCAGTAAATTCTTTAACAGAATACTGTTTGTTGTATATTTCTTCCAATACAGAATCATCTGCATTCAAAGCTTCAGGACTACCAAATTCAGAACGATCATAATTACGGAATCCCGCAACTTGAGCAATCTTCATTTTAAAGTTAGCACCTTTCCACATATCAAATGGATTAACAGCAGTTTCATCTTCATACTGAGGTTGCATGCTATTCATAACCTTTTCAAAGATTTTAGCACCATAAGTATATAAGAATACCTTGCCGTTATTTTCAGGATTTTCAGGATCTGAAACAACACAAATATTTGACACATAATGTAAGCGACGCTTACGTTTCCGTGCAGTATCTTTATCTGCTTCTATACCTGTATTCCAAAGTTTAGAATTCATCTCCGACACAGGGTCATCTTTCTGAATAGTAGTCAGTGATTTCTCAACATACCATTGTCCAGTTGGTCCTTGGAAGAAGTGGTCCCAGTATTTAGCCCAAGGTAAGTCATCACCTTCGACTGTAGGTAAGAACCTAATAACGGCATAACCGTTACCTGCTTTATCTACTGTGGGTTTCCATTGACGATCATCGCCATATGATTTCTTTTCTGAGGTGCTTGAAGCCGCAGCTTGTAAATTGCTATCTATCGCACCGGCTTTGTTTTTTAAGTCTTGAAATGACATATTGTATCTCCTTTAAAAATTTATATTAATTTATATTTTTTTGTATCATTAATTAAAGACATCTAATACAATCTTTCTCATCTTACTATCATCGATCTTTAAGAAAGGTTGATATTTAGTTATCTTCTTATACAAATCAGGCCACATAATTGTTTCCGTGATTTGTTTATTGATTGACTCAATAAATCCTGTCAACCTATTTATTATACACACTGTCTCTAAAGACACCGTGTCTTCCAAATAATGATGAATGATCTTTGGATATGTTTCTTCTATCTCCAAAAGGGAATCAAACCCATCATCTGAAATTTCTTCTAATTCGTTTTTAAACAAATATGATATACTATCTATACGCTTTAAAAAGCTAGTGTATGTATCTTCATCTCTTATCATATCACCGGTAAATGTATTACCAGCTAATTGGTGTGATGCAAAATACAAAATTATATCATCCTTACTTTTAAATCTTTTTCCAATTTTTGTTAACTGAAATTTATCTGGCCTTTTCCAATAAGTTTTTTCAGTTACATTAGTTTTAAAATTATACTTCCAACAATCATAAGATCTATTAAAATGTAGATTAACGGCGTGATGTAGTATAAATGCTTCATATCCTGTCATTCTCATTGAGGTAAAACATATGTTGGATTACCACCCTGTAATAGATTAAGTTGCCTTGCTTCAAATTCAACATGTTCAACTATTTCTTTTGAGATTAATTTTTTGCTATCTCTTAAATCAATCTCGTTCTTTTCGCATACATTTATAACAGCATCCATATAGGGACAATCTTTATGTGTTCTAACATATGTTTCAACTAATCTTGAAAATGTCTTTTTATTGAGATCTTCAGTCATGTGATGTTTCCATCACTTCTTCCATTTTTGGTAAATCATCATTGATTTTCCTATCACCATTTTCATCATATGCTGGTGCTAGTGTTTCATGATATAATCTAATTTCTTCATCTTCACCATAAAAATCAAAGGGGTACATACCATCACGTAAGTATTGATTCAGCCCTCTTACATAAGCTTGGACTGAAGTTATCTTAGCTATGGCACCACGTTCATTTCGATGAACTGCCTTCTTTAGAACACTAACCTTGTCTTTCTGGGCCTTAATATAACGCTTTATGTTAACTACAGATAGACCATTGTCATCATCCAATGCAAGCACATTTTCAGCTATATTTTTATATGCTGCTGGCTTTTTAGCTGCTCTAGCCTTTGCTAAGTTTGCTGCAGCTGCTACTTTTGCTTCTTCACTCATCTTACGTTTTGCCATAATGTGCTTCCTTTTTTATTTAATATAGTTATATTATATCATAGAAGTGGACTAAAGTAAACAGCTGCATTAAAATATTATGCTTTAAATTCAGCAGCTTCTTCTGAACCACCTGTTGCTGTGCCCTTTGTATATGAATGGGCACCCATTCCTGCAAGGTCTCCAGCTTGTACAATAAGATACTCATCCCTAATAGGTTCTTCAGCAAAGAAACATTCTAAGATTTCTCTAACTCCATCAGCATATCTTGCTTGAGCTGATAGGGAAGTTCCAGATGTGTGTGGTGTCATTGCGTGGTGTGGCATTGTTCTCCATACATGATCATTAGGTGCTGGTTGTGGGAACCATACATCACCTGCATAGCCACTTAACTGGCCAGATTCTAATGCACGTGCAATGGCATCTTTGTCACAGATTTTACCTCTAGCAGTATTGATTATATAAGCACCTTTTTTACACTTACTGATTAGATCATCATTGAACATATGCTCAGTCTCAGGGTGTAGTGGACAACTAATGTTAATCACATCACAATGTGCAACCATAGATTCGACTGAATCATGATATGTTAAACCTAGTTCTGTTTCTATTTGATTACTCAAACGATGTTTGTCAAAGTAATGTAGATGTACATCAAATGGTTTCATCTTTCTTAGCATGTCTAAACCAATTCGACCTGCTGCAATAGTACCAATGTGCATACCTTCTACATCATATGATCTAGACACAGCGTCAGCAATATGCCAACCACCATCATTAACAATTGCATGTTGAGTAGTGAAGTCTCTTACTAAGACTAAGATCTGCATAACAATATGTTCTGCCACTGATCGTGAGTTACAATAGGTAACTTCTACAACGTCAATGTTGTGGTCCATCGCTGCTTGTAAATCTACATGGTCTGAACCAATGCCAGCAGTGATTGCCATTTTAAGATTAGGAGCTGATTCCATTATTTCCCTTGTTACATAGTAAGGAAAGAATGGTTGTGAAATAACAATATCTGCATCAATTATTTCCCTATCCGCTTCACAATCGAAACCATCTTTATCAGATGTGACTACTAATGTATGTCCAGCTTCTTCTAAATATTTTCTTAATCCTAATTCACCTGACACACAACCTAGTAATTCACCTGGGTTAAAGTCTCTGCCTTGAGGGCTGGGTAGTGTCATACCATCTGGGTATTTTTCTATCGTTGGTAAATCTTCAAGTGGATAGCTTGTAGGCATTCCATTAGTGGGATCATCATATAAGATGCATAATACTTTCATTTTATTCTCCTTTATCCTTTATATATTTTTAATATTTGTCCTTCAAATGCTTCTACTTTGTCTACCCTGTTAGGCCATTTAATATATTCCTTTTCAGGATTAGCCTTAAGGTTATTAAGTAGAGGCGTAATAGCATTGAACAATTTGTCCAATCTATCCTGTGCGTTTGACGCTGATGCTGTTGATGCTGCTACTTCCTTTGCAACATCTAATTCTTCTTCATCTACCAGCGTAAAGCCAAAATCGAAACTTGCCATTTTTTACTCCGTTAATAATTGTTTAATTCCTAGTGTCCAATTTGTTGCAGCATCTTCAACATAGCCTAAAGATTTAAATTTAAAATCTTCTGTTGTTATTCTACTACCACTTGCATCTTTATATGTTATTGAAAAAAACGAATGTTCTCCATCCATTCCATTTATAACTTGATACAATTTTGCAACACTTCCATCTTGTTTATAATACTCACTCATCAATTTTTTGTGATTCATGTCCATCATTTCTCCTTTATTATTTCATCATCATCGGTATTAAATGGTCCCCATATATCTGGAAATATACGTATAGGTACGAACTCCATCCACCATAAATCAGGCTTGTCAAACTTGTGTTTCACATAATTATCCCATAAGGTTACTTTTACTCTACCGTCGCCAAGTGGGACTCTATATTGTGATTTGCTCATAATACTATTATACCATATAAATGTGAAATGTACATAGTAAAAATAAAGTTGGGGACCGTCCAGAAGTTGGTCCCCAGGAGTTACACCGAGTAATCAGTGTTCTTTAAAATGCTAGCGTAGCCTTTAAAGTAGATACGCCATCGGCAGTACCTGTCTTTGTCCAATCAGCAGTCCAAATACCACGTGTTAAACTAAATCCTTTAGTTGTAACACCAGCACCTGTCTTACCCATAGTACCTTTA